GAGATGGTATCAAAATCGTTAATAATTAATTTGTCGTTTTCAATTAAAGTCTTTAGATTTGAACATCCAATTCGTTTAACTTGGGGTGACATTTTAATACCCATTTGAATACCTCTGCCAAAGCCGGTACCCATTGCTTGCGCTTTCTTATTGCCAGTTTCAATCTTTACTACGTTTTCATATTCCAAGTCTTGGTGTAAAGTGTCGGCAATTTGTGGTGTATTATTTATCTCAACCAAAACATACGCATCGTTGAATAGTCTGGCTGTATTGTAAATTACTGTTGGAAATAAGACAGGTGAGATTGATGAAGAATTGTACTTTGCAACCTGTCTATATGGTACCGATGAAACATCAAACACAGAAAACGATGATGCATCCATGTTTCTACCTTCAGCAGGATCAACTGTCATTGCATAGATATGGTCTGCTGAACGTTCTTCATCACCTTTAATCGGATACTCATAAATGTCTAGTAACTCATGTTTGGCAATTGGTTCTTTGTATACCAATTGAGCAAGTTTAGAGCCAGAGATAAGTGTGTTGGTGGAACCCAAAAATTCACATTCAAACTCTTGTCTGAATTGTTCTTCTGATGTGTTCTTAATTGTTTCTTCTTTCCATTTTTCATCACGACCTGGGACCATAGACCAATGAATTTGAAATGTTTTATAACCATTCTTTTTACCAATAGCATCCATCCATAGTTTATAGAATAGATTCATTCCGTTAGGTGTAGAAACAATAATAATCTTTGTAGTCTTACCAGAAGAGATAACTGGGTAAACAGAGTTGAAGAACTCATTAGCAATGTTGGCTGGAACGAACGCAAATTCGTCCAAGAATACAATGTTAAATGCACCTCCACGAACAGCAGAACTTGATGTTGAAGCGGCAATAATTTTTGATCCGTTTTCCAGTTCTACGTTACCTTTGTTCCATGTGATAACACCTTGCTGTAGCCACATAGGTAAGTTTTCGTATGCCAGCTGGTACTTTGCTAGAATGTCACGTGCGAGTGAACCTTTGTTAGCAAGAACGGCAATGTTTTGGGAATCTTGAAAGAGTGTTACCCAAAGAAGATATGCAACTGATGTTGTTGTTTTACCAACCTGACGGGGACATTTTGTGATTGAGAATCTGCTTTCGTGATATGTGCGGATCATTTCTTTTTGAAAATCCCACATTTCAAATGGCATTAAACCACGGTCAACGTTGACGATCTTAATGTACTTTTCAGCAAAATATACCGGATCTTTAGAGCATCTTATATACTCATCGACTTCTTCTTGTGTATATGCATGTTCAACACCGGCTTTCTTAAGAAGAGGATTATCACGATACGAATCTTTATTATTAATTGCCATTCTGTGCTTTAATCAATTTCGATAGTTCAGATGTTGAACCAATAAAGATGGCTTTGTCAACAGTAACATCACTCTTTTGTTTGATGTTCTTCATGTCACGCACTGCCTTCTGCATCGTCATAAGTTTTTCGTTTGCGTCTGCTGTATTCTTAATGAGTGTAGCAACAACTTCAAACGCACGTGGATGTTCAGACTCAGAAGCAATAGCAAGAAGATGGTCGATTGCCTGATTGCCTTTGTTTACCAAATCTTTAATTGTCTTCCGAGATTCTTCGTAGTCTTGGTCAAGGTCTTGTTCAAGCCTAGCTGGTGTGCCGAACTTGGTTGGTTCTTGAACAGAAGGTAGAATCTCTTGTACTGATTGTTCAACTTTTACTTCTACATCAAAAATTTCAGACATACTTTTTTCAAATTTGGACATAATTAAGTTATATTAGGAAATTCTTGAGTTGTAATAGTGTATGTATAATTATTTGGCATCACAACATTTGATGGGTTTGGTGCAACAGTAATCTTAACTGAAGAATTTGATGTTAGATTAAAACTATTTGCTATCCATGTTGCGTTTGTAGTCACACCAATCACTTTTTTATCGCTAGTTAAATGCCCAAACACATCAGTAAGTTCTAATAATTTTGAGGTTGCGTTCCAAGATACAACTTTAGCCGTGGCTGTTGCTGTATCATAAGAGTAACCTTGATAAACATCTTCACCAAATTGGTACTTACCTAAACCACCTGCCGCCATGGTGCCTACAACATTGCTCTCATGTAATGAAGGTTCATTAATAATGTTTGTAATCGAACTTCTAATAATTTTTGGTTGTGAAACTGGTCCATACAAATAACCTTTTACAGTAAAGTTGAGTGTCCAGATGATAGAACGAATGTTTGTATTGTAGTCACCTTCATAATCAATCTCATTCGAAACATCACGGAGGACGATTGGTAGTTGTTTAATCATACCAAGTTCAGGTATTAAATTGACCGCAATAGTATAATCTGGTGTGAAATATGGAAGAATCTTCTCCATAAGTTGAGCACCATCTTCGATGTTGCGTACATATGCATAGAGAGTAAAATCGAAATCAAATGGAACAGGATTGTATGTTGATAGTGAAGTTGTTCCGGATGGAATATTGATTTTAAAATTAGTATTTAATTTTCTGGCTGCATCATACTTCATGTTTTCCATTACAAAAGACATGATAGGTAAAGTTATCTGTGTTTTCTTGTCTAGGTTTGGATCACCTTCTAGGCGAGATACATACTTTTCTTTTCCGCCATACACAATTGGAACAAGAAAATGTTCCTTTTCATAGCCGTTTGAATCATAACGTACTAAATTAATTTCATTAAATATGTTGCCGAACGCAACAACCATTTTTCTGATTGTACGATGGTATGAATAATTTGTTGCCGTCATGTTATGCTACCGAAAGGATTTGATTCTGATAAATCAACAATTTCATTTGCTTCTGTTTGTATAACTTTATTATCATACATTTCACGTTCTTGTGGATCAATCAACTCATCTGGTGTTTGTGAAGTTGTATATGATGCATTACTTGTGTTACCACGAACAAGAGTATTGTTAGCAAATTCACCATAGTTATCTGTAACCTTCAAGATACCAGTTGGTTTATCCCAAGAAGCAACAGTTCCGTATGCCGTGTTGGCTGTGTTGTGTACAGATTCACCTTGTATAAAGTTACCATTACCAGTAGCAGTATTCATTGTAAGTGTGATGTTGTATGCATTATCGTAAACAATATCATCAATATTTGGAATACCAACATCAATTGTTTCTTGTGAGTATTTGAATTTCTCAAGTTCAAGTTTGTAGAAGTATGGATATTTGTTACCCATAACATAGAATGCTTCTGTATAATTTACATACTTGATTTCATACATCTCACCTGTTTGAGATAAGAATGGAATGTAAATTAGATCACCTTCACGTGGTCTAATATATGTGTCTTGTGGAACCCAACGTGAGAAAGAACGTTTAGAAACAATCACAGACATGTTGTTGCGAATTTCTAAACCAAACTTGGAGAAGAATTCTCTTTCACCTTCATATCCATCCACGTTAGTGATGTAGAGTTCGAGTGGATATGCGGCAGTAAACTTCTTGAGCGGATCTTCACCATAGATTAAATCTCTGGCAGCCTCATTGATGTTTGGCACGTAATAACAATCGACACCATTAATCTTAATGGTTTCAATCATCAAGTCTTCTATGAGCCTTTGCTCCGGACTACTTCCGAAATTATTAAAATATAAATTGGTCGCCATGTTAGTTCAAATAGAAATCTACCGGTAACTCATATTTAGATTGCATTTCTTCTTCTAATGCTTTTATTTCTTCTACGGCATCATTGTAGATTTGTTGACCATTCAACATAACACCACCAGGAAGTTGTACTCCTTGAAATTTACTTAAATTGGAACCCCAATTTCTCTTAATAAGTGCAGTAGCATATTCTTTGAGCCAACGGTCATTCCAGACTGATGCATACTGAGCAGAGTCAATCATTGCATATGATTCGGCAATCACCACATCACCCGCTTTCACGGCTGAACCCCATCCCCAATCACAAAACAGTTTGTTCATGTGTCGTTGATAACGAATTGGTACTTCACCTGTAAACAATAACTCAAGTGAACGGAGATGTTGCATCGTAAGTGTATAGTTCACATAAGATGCCGATGTAAAGTCATACAGTTCATTCAGACGTAGCTGATAACGGAGGTCAAACATATTGTTTGTGTTAATCGAGTCTGAAATTGGAAAGACACGTGTTACACCAACAATGTTTACCGCATTATTACCGGTATCAAGTGTCACTGACGGTGACATATTGATATATTTGTTTGTTATATCAGTTGCGTCTAATTGTTTGATGTAGTATACCTTTTGAAGTGCATCAAAATGGTAGTCTTGCCAGTACTGGAACGCATCATCGATTCGGTCTTCTATCTGGTCATCATCGAGATTGATTTCGATGGTTGGAAAACCAAGTCTGCGTAGGCAGTATTCTTTAAATGTTTGTCTGTTGGTAACCGAAGGCATTAAAATTTCTCCTTATTGTAAGGTATTTATGCCAATGTTTTCCTAATCTTGGTCAAGTCTGCACAGGTGTATGCTTGATAACTGTCCTGTAAAATCTTTGGCATTGGAATAAATTGACATTTGGCATTATATTTTATTGCAACTTCTTGTGCCACCTCCAAAAAGGACTTTGCTTTTCCTGTTCCAACATTCCAAATGCCAGACTCTTTGACATTCAAGAACGCTTGGTGAGTATCAACAACAGATTCCACTGGTACAAAATCTCTACGGAAGCTGTCCGAACCTTCAAAAATATCAATGACACCTTTCTCTTGTGCTTGTTTTGAAAACTTATGGTATGGACTAGCTTGTCCTCCTTTGTGGTCTTCAACAGAACCTGAACCATATACATTAAAGTATCTGAAACCTTGTACCTTTATACCCCATGTTTTACTTTGTGCGTATCGTTCAAACATATACTTCGACCATGCATACGGAGTTCTTGGGTCCACTGGAGAGTCTTCTTTAAATTCCGTGCCCAATCCATACACAGAAGCTGATGACGCATATTGAAAATCAATACCAAGACGATTGCATGTTTCTAACAACCATACTGAAAAGTCGTAGTTTTGACGCATAATTTTATCTACATCCGTTTCGGTAGTAGATGATATTGCACCAAGATGTATCACGAGGTCGTAATCATATCCGGGAAAATGTTCTCCCCAATTAAAACCGGTCACATCATGCACTGGAGAAAGTGCTTTAACCATATTTTGGCCGATGAACCCTTTATGACCAGTCACCAATATTTTCATTTCTGGGAATCTCCGGACATCACTCTATAATTGTCTTCTTTGTGGTCACCAGTTGAGACTTCAATAATAGTACCTTCTTCTAAACAAGTAATTCGATGTGGTTCTAGAGGTTTATTTCTCCAGGTATTACCTACACCTAGAATTTTTTTATGTAGTGTTGCATCTTTGGTATCAATATATTCTATCTCAAATTTACCTGAAAGCACGTACCAACTCTCATCTTTATTCTGATGAAAGTGCATTGAAAATTTTGCATCAGTATTAAAGTTTAAAAACTTACCACAATATTCTGGAGTTGATGCCCAAATTAATTCTGAACCCCAACCTTTTTTTATTTTACCTTCTTTATTCAGCATATATTTCCTTAATTGACGGTGCATAAACACCGATATGTTTTACTGTGATAGATGATGCTTTAATTGCAAACCCTATAGAAGTATCTATGTTTCCTGTTTGTAGATATTCAAATGCAAAACTGGCTAAAAATGTGTCGCCTGCACCACATACATCTGCAATTTCAACCTTTGGAGCCTCATATTTTCTTTGTTCCCACATTGCACCGTGTTTACCCATAGTTACAATTAAATTTTTTGGTGTGCTTTTTGAGTTGGCATATTCGGCGGAATTTATTTTAACGATGGCACCATTAAACCGTGCTAAGTCGGTCTTTTTTGTATCAACAAAAACTGGTATACCTGTTTGTATCAAACTTTCAATAAGTTCATACGAAACAAAACCTTTGTTGTAATCTGATATTATAATACCATCAACGTTTTTTGGAAAATATGTTTTGATATGATCTAAAGGTTCCGATTGAACATCGTTATCGATGCGTAAAATATGTTGTTTGGTTCTTTCATCAATCATTCTTGCTTTGACTGATGTTGAGCCAAAATAGGAAATGACTTCTACACCCAACGCTTTTAAATTTTCTTCTACGTTGGCAGCCATACCATTTTTACTCTCAATACGCTTTGGTACAAAAACTGGAATTGGTGCTTCTGGACTTAATCTATCAATGTTACCATAGTGGTATTCATCTATGCATTTGTCGCCTATTAATATAACTTTCAATGGTCTTCGTTGTCGATTCATCAATAATTCTTTCATAATAAATTATTTTTTTTGCATGTTGTGAACCGATGATAGGCTTATCTTTCCAATCTGATCCTACTATCATACAATCCGGTTCATATTCTTTAATGATATTTATAAGTTCTTCATCCGAATCAAAGACAGAGACCCGATTTACAGCTTTTATGTTTGACATCAACATTGCTCGATTATGTTCACTATTGAATGGCCTATCTGCACCTTTCTTCTCTGAAATTCTCTTATCGGAATCTATTGCAACATGTAAAAAGTCACCTAAACTTTTTGCGTAGTTCAGCAAATCTAGGTGACCCGTGTGTAGTACGTCAAACGAACCGTTAACGAATACTTTCATTTATTGTACTATCACTCAATTCCCATTTCCTTACGAATCTTCGTTGCGGAAATTGAATGTGTTGCGTCATCAAAAACTTCTTGCTCAATCTTGTAACCAACATCACGACCATAAGTAATGTTCACAATGTTTGGTACAACTTGAATTTCGTATTGACCTTGATAAAGTGTGTCTAAATCTCTACGAATATAGTTCTTAACTTGTTCAATAGCAAATGGATTGGAACCTTGCCATCCTTGACAATCTCTAATTTGAATAACAACTTGTCCTGTCTTAGCAATAGCACGTTCAAACAACTTACGGTGCCCTTGATGCCACGGTTGCCAACGACCTAGCATTTGAACTGTTTCTTTTTGCCAATCAAATCTTGGTCTGTGGCGATTTTCTAAAATATGATTGCCTACAAACTCAACCCATTTTTCCGCATTTTGTTCGGTGATTCTAAAGTCGTAAACTTCTGGAGGAACAAATGCTTTATTTGTATCATCATATCTACCAGCATCGATTGTATCCATCCAAATGGTCCAATCAGCTTTAAAATTATGACGCATTTCTGGCAGAGGTGCAACAAAGTCACAAATGACAAAATCTCCAGAACACTTCATTGCAAATTCAAACATTCTTAGGCTTTGGCGAATACGTCCTTCTCGGCTAAAGTCCCAATCATTAAAACGTTTTCGTACTTCATCAGCATTGAACCAGTCCACAGAAACTTTCAACAAAGTATGATCTGGAATACCCTCATAATTTAAGAGTTTATCTGGATTTACTTTAAAAATATCACCATTATCTTCAAGATATTTTTTAAGTTTTTCTGCAAAGTAGGTTTTACCTGAACCGGGTAAACCCATAATTAAAATCTTTTTCATATCAATCCTTTATTGAGGAGTACACAATACATTATTTCCAATAATCTCATAGTTATATTCATACTGATTCAAGAATTTTTTAATATCTTCCAGAATAGTTTTTCTATTGTCACAATGTTCTATGAATATTATAGGTAGATGTTTTTTAATTGTCTTAGAACCACCAATTAAAACATCTAAGTCCATACCTTCAACATCAACTTTTAATAGATGCACTTTAGGTATTTTATAACACTCAACGAACCAGTCGAGTGTGTTTATCTGAACAACAATTTTATTGTTCGTTTTTTCGGTAATGATATCTTGCACTAAACTGAAGGTGCCGAAATCGTTCTTTTCGAAATAATTCGGTTCTTCAAACTCGACCTTAGTGTTTTCTTTACCGAGTCCTATATTATATGTATATACGTTGTAAAGATTATTGATAGCCGCATTACCGGATAACATCTGAAACACTTGTCTTTGTGGCTCAAAGGAGTATACTTTTCCTTTTGGAAATGCTTTCGCCATCCAAGTTGTAAATGTTCCTATATTAGCACCAATATCAAATATTACTGGCTCAGAAAATTCTTTTATTGATTGATAGCAATTATATGCTTCGATTGTTGAGGTGTTTCCGTGATCTAAGAGCCATTGCCCATGTCCTACTTGTTCTTGATTACAATCAAAACGATTCACAATCATCAAACCGTGGTCACAACTCAATAAAACATTTCGGTGAACTTTATCACCTATATTGAAGATCATTTTATTCTTTCAATTTTACAAATGCAGTCTGAAAAGAATCTGGTAAATGTATTAATTCTATTTTGTGCCAGTGCGACTGTATAAACATTTCAATTCCCATTCTGGGTGAAAGTTGTACTGGAGCACTACCGTGTTCATCAACAAGTTTCCACCCAATTGAATCATCGCAGAGCATAACTCCACCGACAGGCAATAATCTCCAAGACAAAATCATATCTTCTAACACGGCGGCAGATGTGTGGTCACCGTCAACAAAAATAAACTCAAACTTTTCTTTATGGTGAATCAATTCTGCCAACGCTTCATAACTATATTTGTTGATGTATGTAACATTACCCACACATTTACTTAAATTATATTCAAAAGTTCTTTTGATTGTTTCAAAATCAAAAGCATGATTATCATTTAGTGTTGTGTGTGGGTCGATAGCGTATATTTTAAACTTGTCATTATAAATTTTACCAAACTCTGAAACCCAAAAAGTGGTTATTCCTTCAAAACAACCAATTTCTATCATCTTATTTGGAACACCATATTTTTCAAATAGAAATTTAATATTGGTTTGTGTTCTTTCTCTACCCATATCAACTGTAGAAATGTACATATCAACTATTCCTCTTAGCCCAATCTTCAAATCTTCCTGGTTTATGCACTCTGATAAAGATGTTAATGCTCTCTGCAACGTTTGCCATTGTATTTAAATTAATATCCATTTGTCTCGGTGCAAGCATACCATCTTGTTGTTGTTGCAACCAATAACTAACCATATTGTATGTCGTATCGTAAACTTCAAGATCAACGCCGTGATATAAACCGAAGGTGCTGTCACTTAATTTTTTTGCAATAGATTCAAAGTTTACCTTTTGGTCAAACATCCTGAATGTTTTTGCCGATAGAGGTCGAACGTGAGTGTAATCATCCCAATATAAATCACATCGGTGGTGTGGCACATTTATAAACCACTCGGCACCATCTTTGCTGACTCTGTACATCTCTTTGATGATGTTCGTAAAAACTTTTGGATCTTGACCAAGATGTTCAAGTATATTATCGGCAGTAATCTTGTCAAAAAAGTTATCTTCATATGGCCAAGGTGTAACTTCAAAATCTAAAACTTCATCTGGATTGCATTTTGCTTCTACGTCTACATTCCAATGGTCATTTAATTTTTTAAATCCACAACCCATATTTAATTTTGTGTGTTCAGGTTCCATAATATTCTCCATAATTAAATCCAAGCATCCCAAAAAATCTCACGGTTGTATTGTTCATACAAATCTAATCCAAGATACTCAACGCAGTTAACTGTTGTCTTCTCAAGGGAAGGTTTAACTTTGTGTAAGTTAGGCAAACCTATTGCAAGATCATTATACTTTTCGGTTTGTTCAATTTTAGTAAAATCGTGTTTGAATTCTGGTAATTCAAAAAAGTCATAGATTCTTTTTGTTTGGCTTTTTGGACTATTGCAAAATCTATTATAATCAACAAACAAAAATCTATCAAGATAACCCATAGTAATGGCATCTTTAAGATTTCTATGACTTAGACCCATTGCACCTTCTGGTCCAGCATAATAGTATGCTCTTGATGCAATGTTTGAACCTTCTCTGAGATTTGCATCTGCGTTTGTAAAGAACAGAGGATTTTCTTTACGCATTCTTTCGAATGAAGTTAAAATCTCTGCTGGATTTCTAACACAAATTACCATTTTTACTTGTCTTTGTAAAACAGCTTCTAGTTGACCAATCAGTGGAACCCAACCTCTGTCTTTATCAAATACAATTGGCTTGTCGAGGTGTGAATAGTAACCATCAAGAACACCATTTAAAACACCAAGTTTTGCTTGATCGTTTCGATATTCTTTATTAGCTTCAATGCTACTCCAATTAGCATTGATTGATCCAAAAATTGACGATAACGAACTAACCGACTCTCCATGAATTTCAGGATTTTGTTTAAGTATGTTTGTTATGAGGGTTGATCCGGATCTAGGTAGTCCGGAAATAAAATGCAAATTATCTTTCTTCATTTTCACTCCAATAAAAAATTATGTATGAATTATATATGTCACTCTTTAATTGCTTCTTCCGTTGGTTTAGGAAAAAGTTTCGTTAATTCTGCCGAGACTTCTTCAAAAGTGTCTTCCCATTTTCCAAACTTTTTCTGTCTAAAAACTCTTGTACTATCTTCATACCAAGGACTATGTTTATCACCATTGGCCCAAATGTGGTATGGTAAAAGTGGTACAATAACCCATGTTGGTTTACCCATAGCAGAAGCAATATGTGCAATGCTTGTACAGGAGGTTATAACCAAATCTAAATTCTGAATACAAGCTACAGTATCTTCCCACGATATAATTAGATGTTGGAGATCCGAAATCTCATCAGGCAATTCTCTAAGATCGGTATCTCTTTGCAAACTATAAAACTGTATGTGTTCGTTGTCTTTATATAGGTTAATTATTTTTTCAGCCGGAAATAAACGAAATTGTTGATGTTCAAAAAGCGGACTTCCGCTCCAACGAATACCAATTTTTATTTGCTTTTTGGTATTCAGAATTGATTTCCAAATGTCAATGCTTTCGTCTTTTGGAAAAATATATGGCTGGTTAGGCAACGTTTCAAACGTATGACCAAATAACCAACTACAGCTAAATCCAGGAATCCAATAGTCGTGGAAAGTGGAACTAACTTCATCAAGTGTTATGCACTTGTGTGTGCCAGGAACTCTATTGAATATGGGATGTAACGATTTTTCACAGCAAAGAATTGCTATACCACCTCTTTTCCAAACTTCAGTGGCAAATCTGGCATAGATGATTTGATCTCCAAACCCACATTCCATATTGAGTATGACTGTTTTTCCAGTTAAGTCATCTTGGCCATTCCAAATAGGTTTACTTGTGTTGAGTTTGCCTGAACCGTATACTTTAAGGCCTCGGCCATATTCAAGGCATTGAAAGCCTTCTTGTAATTTACCTTGATTAATTAAAAACCAACCTCGGTTAAATTTTGCTCTCGGATCGGTAGGATCATTTGCTTCCATTTGTTCTGCAAGTTTCCAGCCTTCTGCAAACCTGCCACGTATCATCAAATTCAGTTGTTGATCTATCAAATGCATTATAAAACTCCATTACTATTAAGTTAAATATTTATCCTTTTAAAACTGCCAAAGTGTGTAAATTACCAGCCGACACTGCTGTCCACAAACTGGATCCAATTTGAACTGGTGAGGATTTGGACACAGATGTACCATCACCTAATTGACCAGAAGTGCCTAAACCCCAAGTAAATAAACTTCTACTGAAGCTAATTGCCGCTGTGTGTGAGAGTCCAGTTGACACTATCCTCCAAGTGTTGGATCCAATTTGAACCGGTAAGTTTCTTTGTAAAGTTGTTCCATCACCTAATTGACCATAAGCATTACTACCCCAAGTAAACAATAAATTATCAGATCTAATTGCGGCTGTGTGTGTGCCACCCGCCGACACTGCTGTCCAGGAACTGGATCCAATTTGAACTGGTGAGGATTTGTTTACAAGTGTACCATCACCCAATCGACCATCATTGCTTTGACCCCAAGCAAACAAGTATCCATCAGACCTAATTGCGGCTGTGTGATATCGTCCAGCCGATACTGCTGTCCAGGAACTGGATCCAATTTGAACTGGTGAGGATCTATTTGTCTGTGTGCCATCTCCTAATCGACCAGAGGAATTAGCACCCCAAGTGAACAGTGTGCCACCGGACCTAATTGCTGCCGTGTGCTGATCGCCCGCCGACACTGCTGTCCAAGAACTGGATCCAATTTGAACTGGTGAGGATTTGTTTGCAGTTGTTCCGTCACCCAATCGTCCATTATTTCCTGAACCCCAAGTAAACAGTGTGCCACCAGATCTAATTGCGACTGTGTGTGAATCACCAACCGACACTGCTGTCCAGGAACTAGATCCGATTTGAACTGGTGAGTTTCTTTGTGTAGTTGTACCATCACCTAATGAGCCATAACTATTACCACCCCAGGTAAACAAGTACCCATCAGACCTAATTGCGGCCGTGTTTTGTATTCTAGCCGACACTGCTGTCCAGGAACTGGATCCAACTTGAATGGGGCTTGAAGAAGATAACGGATTATTTCCTACTTGAACTGGTGAGGATTTGGTTACAGTTGTTCCATCACCTAATCGACCAAAAGTTCCTGAACCCCAAGTAAACAGTGTGCCACCAGACCGGATTGCGGCTGTGTGTATGGAACCAGCCGACACTGCTGTCCAGGAACTGGATCCAATTTGAATTGGTGAAGATCTGAAGGCGAAACCCGCCGCACCATTCCCTAATCTACCGTATGTTTCAAAACCCCAAGTAAACAATGTACCACCAGACCTGATTGCGGCTGTGTGTTGATATGTAGCCGACACTGCTGTCCAGGAACTAGAACCAATTTGAACTGGTGAGGATTTATTCGCAGTTGTACTATCACCTAATTGACCTATGGTATTATATCCCCAAGCAAACAATAAATTATCCGATCTAATTGCGGCTGTGTGTTTATTTCCAGCCGACACTGCTGTCCAGGAACTGGATCCAATTTGAACTGGTGAGGATTTAGCCACAGTTGTACCATCACCCAATCGACCTTGGGCATTATATCCCCAGGTAAACAATGTACCACCAGACCTGATTGCGGCAGTGTGTGAACCACCGGCCGATACTGCTGTCCAAGAACTAGAACCAATTTGAACTGGTGAGGATTTATTCGCAGTTGTACCATCACCTAATCGACCTTGGGCATTATATCCCCAACTAAACAAGTATCCATCAGACCTAATTGCCGCAGTGTGCAGACTTCTTGCGCCAACCGACACTGCTGTCCAGGAACTAGAACCAATTTGAACTGGTGAGGACTTGCCTACAAATGTACCATCACCTAATTGACCTGTGGTATTATATCCCCAAGTAAATAATAATCCATCAGATCTAATTGCGGCTGTGTGTTTATTTCCAGCCGACACTGCTGTCCAGGAACTGGATCCAATTTGTACTGGTGATGATTTACTCACAACTGTGCCATCACCTAATCGACCTGAACCTCCATATCCCCAAGTAAACAACAAATTATCAGATCTAATTGCGGCTGTGTGATATTGTCCACTCGATACTACGGTCCAACTAAAAGAATCAGTAGAAACACCTGTTGCTCCACTAGACCCTGAACCCCAAGTAAACAGCGTGCCACCAGACCTAATTGCGGCTGTATGGAAAGAACCAGCCGCCACTGCTGTCCAGGAACTGGATCCAATTTGAACTGGTGAGGATTTGTTTGCAATTGTACCATCACCTAATCGGCCATCAGCTCCTGCACCCCAAGCAAACAAGTACCCATCAGATCTAATTGCCATTGTGTGGGCAAAAGCAGCCGATATTACAGTCCAACTATAAAGATCAGTAACCGCGCCTGTTTGACCGAAAGTTCCTGAACCCCAAGTAAATAATAATCCATCAGATCTAATTGCGGCTGTGTGAGATGAGCCGGTCGACACTGCTGTCCAAGAACTAGAACCAATTTGAACGGGTGAAGATTTATCCACAGTTGTACCATCACCCAATCGACTATCAATATTAGCACCCCAAGTAAACAGTGTGCCACCGGATCTAATTGCGGCTGTGTGTGTAGCACCAGCTGCCACTGCTGTCCAGGAACTTGATCCAATTTGAACCGGTGAGGATTTTCCCGAAGTTGTTCCGTCACCTAATTGACCAGAAGTTCCAAGACCCCAAGCAAACAAGTATCCATCAGATCTAATTGCGGCTGTGTGTGCAAATCCAGCCGACACTGCTGTCCAAGAACTAGATCCAATTTGTACTGGTGAGGATTTGTTTACAAGTGTACCATCACCCAATCGACCATCAGTATTATTACCCCAAGTAAATAATAATCCATCAGACCTAATTGCTACTGTGTGTGAAATACCAGCTGCCACTGCTGTCCAAGAACTTGATCCAATTTGAGTAGGACTAGATTTGGCTGTGATGTTTAAGCCCACTAACACCGGACTACTTTTAGCTATAATTGTACCATCACCTAATCGACCTGAGCCACCATATCCCCAACTAAACAAGTATCCATCAGACCTAATTGCGGCAGTGTGTGTACCACCATTTTTACCAGCCGACACTGCTGTCCAAGAACTTGATCCAATTTGAACTGGTGAGGATTTAGACCCAGATGTACCATCACCTAATTGACCAGAACTTCCTGCACCCCAAGTAAACAGTGTGCCACCGGATCTAATTGCGGCTGTGTGTGAACCACCGGCCGATACTGCTGTCCAAGAACTAGAACCAATTTGAACTGGTGAGGATTTATCCGCAGTTGTACCATCACCTAATTGACCAGAGGTGTTTTGACCCCAAGTAAACAGTGTGCCACCAGACCTAATTGCGGCTGTGTTTTGCTGGCCAGCCGACACTGCTGTCCAGGAACTTGATCCGATTTGAACGGGGCTTAAAGAAGATAACGGATTATTTCCTACTTGAACCGGTGAGGATCTATTTGTAGCTCTTTGTCCATCACCTAATTGACCAAATTGACCATACCCCCAAGTAAACAGTGTGCCACCAGACCTAATTGCGGCTGTGTGGCGGCTGCCGGCCGACACTGCTGTCCAGGAACTGGAACCAATTTGAACTGGTGAGGATCTATTTGACTGGTCGCCCACTCCCAATCGACCTGAGCCACCATATCCCCAAGTAAACAGTGTGCCACCGGATCTAATTGCTCCCATGTGTCCACCTGATAATGAAGCCGCCACTGCTGTCCAAGAACTGGATCCAATTTGAACTGGTGAGGATTTAGACCCAGATGTACCATCACCTAATTGACCCGAATCACCGCGACCCCAAGTAAACAGTGTGCCACCAGACCTAATTGCGGCTGAGATTTGAGAACTAGCCGCCACTGCTGTCCAAGAACTAGATCCAATTTGAACTGGTGAGGATCTATTTGTCTGTGTACTGTCACCTAATGGACCAAAGGCATTCGCACCCCAACCAAACAAGTATCCATCAGACCTAATTGCCAAGTTGTGGGTGCCACTCGATACTGCTGTCCAGGAACTTGATCCAATTTGAACTGGCGAAGATTTGTTTGCGGTTGTTCCATCACCCAATCGACCATCGGTTCCTATACCAAAAGTAAACAATAAATTATCAGACCGGATTGCGGCCGAGTGTTGGAATCCAGCCGCCACTGCTGTCCAAGAACTAGAACCAATTTGAACTGGTGAGTTTCTTTGAAAAGTTGTTCCATCACCTAATTGACCAGAGGTGTTTTGACCCCAAGTAAATAATAATCCATCAGACCTAATTGCGGCTGTGTGATATCCACCAGCCGATACTGCTGTCCAGGAACTGGATCCAACTTGAATTGGAACAACTAGTCTAGTTATGGTTGTTCCATTGCCCAATTGACCAGAAGATCCATTGCCCCAAGTAAACAAATACCCATCAGATCTAATTGCGGCAGTGTGTGAACCACCGGCCGATATTACAGTCCAACTATAAACATCAGTAACAGCGCCTACTTGACCATAAGATCCTCCACCCCAAGTAAATAATAATCCATCAGATCTAATTGCGGCTGTGTGTATGGAACCAGCCGACACTGCTGTCCAGGAACTTGATCCAATTTGAACTGGTATTACGGCAGTGCTACCAGCATTATTACCTAATTGACCATAATTTCCTGAACCCCAAGCAAACAGTGTGCCACCGGATCTAATTGCGGCGGTGTGAGCACCACCACCCGCCACTGCTGTCCAAGAACTGGATCCAATTTGAACTGGTGATGACGTTGATGTAAATGAAGCATTACCTAATTGACCAGATTGACCATACCCCCAAGTAAATAATAATCCATCAGATCTAATTGCGGCTGTGTGGCGGCTGCCGGCCGACACTGCTGTCCAGGAACTGGATCCAACTTGAACTGGTGAGGATTTGGTTACAAGTGTACCATCACCTAATTGACCCTCATTTCCGCGACCCCAAGTAAACAATAAATTATCAGACCTGATTGCGGCTGTGTGTGTAGAACCAGCCGATATTGCAGTCCAACTATAAACATCAGTAACAACAGCTATTGCTCCGTCAGGACCTGTACCCCAAGCATATAAGAAGCCGGGACCAGGTGGACCTATCGTACCTACGGCCGCAAACATTGTGCCAATATCCACACCACCACTTTGAAAATTTGTGGTGCCAAAAGCTGTGCCGCCATTACTCACGCTGTAGTAATAGTTAGAAATGTCGGTGCCACCGACTCTATAATTCACATCGGCTCTTTTTGAAGACCCGCCTATTGGTTCAAAGAGTGTATCTAGGTCAGCACCGGTAACTCTAAAACTTGTGGTTGGCATTTACAATTATTATTCTTGTGTAGGTTCTTCAGCCGGTGGTTGAGGAATTTCTAATATATCTCTGTGTTCATACACTTCACCATTTTCTACGGTGTAATTTAGGTAATCCGACATTTTATGAGTTGCTGGATTAAATTCTGTTGTATCTCTAATGATCTTAACGAATTCATTTTCTCTCATAAAGTTCTCATCAACTTTACACTTCAGGTCGAAATTATCATTGCCATTCCAATTTTTAGGTAATAGGTCATAAACACCTTTTATTTCACCGCCAATTAAATTTGCATATACTGTCATTCTTTTCCTCCTAATGAATCAGTGTTATCTAATAAAATATTTATCTTCTTTTCCAACTCTTTTATGGAGCCTTGTTGTTCTTTAATTGCTTCAATTAGTAAACCAATAATACTGTCATATGAAAGTGACATAGTACCGTTTTCATTTGTGTTTACAATTTCTGGAAGTATTTTCTGTACTTCTTGAGCAATAACACCTATTGATTTATTTCCATTATCTTTCCACGTGAAACTTACACCTCTCATCTGCAACACTTTATACATAGCATCTTCTAAAGTATGTATATTTTCTTTAGTATTTACGTCAGACAGTGTGTTGAAAATTGTGGCATTGAGTGTGCCTGTCGAAGGATTAAAATACAATTTCGTACTGCTTGCTTCAGCAGTTTGATTTGATCCGACTCCAGCAACAAATACTGGATAATGGTTAGCGTTAGTTGTGCTTTCTTCTGCCGCATTAATTGTCGTAGAAGGTCCTGCTGGTCCGATTGGTCCGATTGGACCAATGGGTCCTTGTGGTCCAGCGTTACCTATTGGACCAATGGGTCCTTGTGGTCCAGTATTGCCAATAGGTCCAATAGGTCCGATTGGTCCAATGGGTCCTTGTGGTCCAGCGTTACCAATTGGTCCGATTGGTCCTTGTGGTCCTGTTGCACCTCTTTGACCGGCCGCAGTAATTGTCCACGATGAAGCAGAAGTTGTACCAATATTAAAATCTGCGGCAATAGCAAAAGTTGTTCCACCAGTTATAGTTACTGTACCCTCGAAGAAGTTTGCTACCGTATTAACGGCACGAACTCTCGAACCCGTAATAAATGCGCCTTGTGTATTTGTTGTGAGTGTGATGGTGCCGGTCGAGGCTGGAACCGCAGTAGTTGTTGACGTTACACCGTCAAAACCTATTCCGATTGGGCCGATAGGTCCTTGCGGCCCAATAGGTCCAATGGGTCCGATTGGCCCTTGCGGCCCGATAGGTCCAATGGGTCCA